GTGAGGTCAAGGACGCTTGCCCTTTTTTTGTGCAATCGGCAAAAAACGGCCATTGTACACTCAACCGGTAGGGTATTGACCGGTAGATATTGCCTAGTCTACAACGGGGGTGTGGCAAATCAGAATAAACGAGCGTCATATAGCCAAGTCGCCAAGCATTTTGGCGTAAACCCATCTGCGGTGCAGTTTTGGGAGAAAAAGGGCTTTGATCGAAACTGGTCTACAGAAGAGCAGGAAGCATGGCGAAAGGCTTACACTGCCGACAGAATTATAGAACCGCCGCTGGCAAAGCCGAAACCTGACGGTCCCAAACCGGCAACATCTGCCGAGCCGGTCCTCGACTACAAAGAAGCCCGCACGCAGAAACTGGCGAAGGAAATCGAGCGGCTCTCAATTATTATCGGGCGCGAGAAGGGCGAACTGGTGCCCGCTGCCGACATGCGCGAGACTGCGACTCGGGTGGTGTCAGTCTGGTGCTCGGAACTGGACGCACTGGTGGGCGACCTGCCGGGGCAACTCGCTGGGTTGACCGAAGCCGAGATCCAACCAAAGCTCAGAAGCCGCATTGAGCTTCTGAAGGCAAACGCACGGGAGGGCTTTTCCAACCTGTGAACCCGATCACTGAAGGTTCATGCACTGGAATCCGACTCGCCTACACCGGCGACCCGCTGGACTGGCTGGAGCAGAATGTACGATTTCCGCACAGCTCCCGCTCAACGCATTTTGATCGGCACACGGCGCCTTGGTGGAACGCAGTCTTTGCTGATTTTGCCGACCCATCTTGTCGCCAGACGTTTGTGCAGGCGTGCACGGGCGCAGGAAAATCAACCGCACTGGAGGCGCTAGTGTGCTGGGCGGTGGCTCAACAGCCTGGGCCGATGCTGTCCATCACGCAGACCGACGCGACCTCGGCCGAGTGGATGGCAACCAGGCTGCTGCCGGTGCTCAACGCTTGCGAACCGCTACGGGGCCTGATGCCGACGAACCGGCATCACACCAAGAAGGACGGCATCTATTTTGCCCACATGCCGCTGATGCTGGGCGGTGCAAACAGTTCTAACGCGCAGGAAAAGTCCGTGCAGGTGCTTTTTCTTGACGAATGCTGGCAATATTCGGACCTCATTACTCAGTTCAAAAAACGGCTCCATGACCGCTGGAACGGCTACGCACTGCTGACCAGCCAGAGCTACGAGGAACCCCACCAGCTAACCGAGGAGTGGAGGTCGGGCGAGGAGTTCCAGTGGTGCCATCGGTGCCCCGGGTGCAGCGAGTGGGTCAAACCGGCGTGGGTGGATATCAAATATGACGAGTGCAAAAACGAAAACGGCGAGTGGAACTGGGGCGCGCTGGTCAAAACGGTGCGCCATGAGTGCCCCCACTGTGGGCACGTCACTCCTGACACCACGGCAGCACGGCGGGCGCTGACCCAGCGCAGCGAGTGGAGGACAGAGGGAAATGACCACGTTGAGGGCTACCGCTCCCGGCGCGTTTCCGCGCAGTCGGTTTACTGGATCCGGTGGGCCGACCTGGTGATTCAGTGGTGCCAGGCGTGTGACGCTCGACACCTCGGGGTATTGCAGCCGACCAAAGATTTTAGGATGCAGCGACTCGCAGAACCGTGGAAACAAGAGGAGGAACTTCCGGCGCTGGAGTTGGAGGCGTCGGAGTATTTCGTAAACGAGTGGCAGGACGGGCGCCTAATGCCAGACGAGGCCGCACGGGTTTTTACTGTGGACTGCCAGCAAGACCATTACTGGGGGATCTGCCGAGTCTGGCTCAAAAACGGGCACAGCCGCCTACTCTGGGCGGGCAAGATTCTGACGGTGGACCAGCTCCGCGAGATCCAGACGAGGCTCAAGGTGCCCGACAAGCGCACGTTGTTGGACGCTGGCAACAGTTTCCATGGCCGCGTCTACGACACTTGTGCCAAGTTTGGCTGGACCGCACTGGTGGGCCGCGCCGAGGACCATTTCACCGTTAGGGGCCAAGATGGGAAAGCCATCCGCCGTTACTACTCTGCACCGGATCGAGTGGTAGCACCGACAACACGGGACGCTGCCGGAAAGCGTGTTTTCGTTACGTTTTTCTATTGGGCCAGCGATCCGATTAAGGACATTTTGGCTAACCTCCGCAACACTGGGTCGCCCGTATGGGAGTTTCCGCAAGACGCGCCGCCTGAGTACGTGCGCCACCTCAACTCTGAGCGCAAACGGGCGACGGTGGACAAGCGCACCAAGAAAACTAGGCTGCGGTGGACGGCAACCGGCAGGCCCAACCATATGTGGGACGCAGAGGCCATGAACGTGCTAGCAGCGCAGATCCTTGGCATCCTGCCGGATATGGCGAGCACCGCACCAGAGGTTGACGACCCCGCGCCCACAGAGTAGATTGGCCGCTCAACCATCAACACAAAGTGCGACTGGTTGTGAGCAACAGGGAATTAGTGCCCGGCCTGCCGTGTGGCAGTGTCCGGGCTTTTCCTTGTCCCGAAAGGCTTAATTAGATGGCTCCTGACCAAAAGTTACTCCTGCAAGTTTTCCTCACGCGGGACGTGGCCGAACTTCGCGCCATCGTGGCAAGCAAGTTCGACCTAGTGCTGGCGGGCAAGAGCTCTCTGGTTTCCAGCTCCATTGACGGCGCCGCGTTCCAGTTCAACGTCGGCGGCACACTGTCGCCACTTGATGTGGTAATGCTGGCGCAGCAGGCTCTTAACTACAAAGCCGCGGGCATTAGCGCGCCGGTGCGCAGGACTCAGGCGTATTTCATATGAGCCTTTTTGACCGTATTAAAAAGCTGGCTGGGTTTGGCACACCCAAGGTGGAGGCCAACAACAGCGGCGCCTATCGTCGCCAGCGACTCGTGGAGGGCGGCGTTTGGGGAGAACCCTGGTGGAGAAACCACACCCAGAGCATCAGCAAGGAACTGACCGTTGGCGAATGGCGCACGGTCAATTCGGCGGCTAGGAAGCTGTACTGGAACAACGGCATGGTCAATGCCGCCATCGACCAGAAATCCATGCTGTCCGTTGGGATGGCGATGCGGCCGATCTTTGTGGGCGCCGACAAAGCGTGGGGCAAGGTGGCCGAGGGCGTCCTTTTGGACTGGTTTCAGATTGCGTACCTTGACGGCAAATCTTGGTGGGAAGGGCTCCGACTGGAGTCCACCGCGATTGACCGTGAGGGGGATCTGCTTACGATTCTGACTACGGCCGCAAGTGGCTACCCGCAACTGCAACAAGTGCCGTGGCACCAGATCGGATCCCGCGGTGACGAGGGTCCGTTGACCACTGGCCGGTACGCAGGGCTTAAGATTTACAACGGCGTCATCCTTTCCAAGACCAACCGCCCAATCGCGTACCGAATCCTCGGGGAGAACCAAGACGGCTCCGATGACCGAGACATTCCCGCGCAGGCGTGTATGCTGACGATGGATCCGCGCGAGGTGGACCAAGTGCGTGGGATTTCCGCGTTTGCTCCTGCTATCCGCGATCTAATTTCCCTCAAGGACTTGGGCGACGACATCCAGAGCGCGTCTCGGATGGCTGCCAAAATTGGGTTGCTCGTCACCAACCAGCAAGGCATGGCCGACGCCAGCGACGCTTACAACGCGCTGACCGAAACCATGCCAGGCAACTGCTCGCCGGGGTTGCGATACACGCCGATGCAGGGCGGGCGCATCGAGTATCTGACAGCCAACGCTGGCGAAAGCATCAATCAAATCGACGCAAAAATCCCCACCGAAGCGCAGGACCGGCTACAGGAACGGCTTATCCGCAACGCGCTGCTGGCTGCTCAATGGCCGCCTGAGTTCGGGTGGGACATGTCCAAGTTAGGCGGGGCTTCTGCTCGCATTGTGCTCGAACAGGTAAACCGCATCACCTCCGAGCGTCACGCCTACCTAGCGGCATTTTGCAAACGCCGGTGCGCCTACGCGATTGCCAAATTCGTGGAGATGGGCATGCTCCCGCCGTACACTGGCGCCGACAAAGACCGCGGCGGCGCGTATCAGTTTCGTTTCACCGAGCCAGCCAGGCTCACGGCCGATTCCGGCTACGCTTCCCGCGACGCAATCGAAGCCTACCGTGCTGGCATGCGCAGCATGACCGACATTCTGGCGTCGGGATCTAAAACCTTGGAAGAGCACCTCGACGAGGTGGAGCGCGAGGAACTGGAGATCAAAAAGCGCGTGGAACGCTCAGGACTCAGCCGCGACGTGTTTGGGCTGCTTACACCCAACGGCAACCCGCCGACAACCGCCCCCACAGAATGAAGTTCCAACGCATTATCGAGCAGGTTTTTTATCGTCCGTGGCTCATCACGCCGGGAGGCTATGCAGCCGTCCGCAAGCTCGTGGAGGGCCGCCTGGTGCGCGCCAACGGCGACGACTACGAGGGGATGTCCGGCATGATGTCCAAGCGTGAACCCATGGAGATCGACGGGCAGGGCATCGCTCACATTTGCATTGAGGGCACCCTTGCCAAGGGCATTTCGCCAATCGAAGCCTGCTGCGGTGCGTGGGATTATGACTGGGTGGCCGATGACCTAGAAGAGGCCATGGAAGCTAACGTGCGCGGCGTGTTGCTGGAGATCAACTCTCCGGGGGGCAGTTGCTCGGGGTGCTCCGAAATCACCGACCTCATTCAGTTTTTGAAAGTGCCAATTGTGGCCTACTCCGACGACACGGCGTGTTCCGCGGCGTACAACATCGCCGTTTCATGCGATAAAGTTTTTGGATCCATTGGCTCAACTTGGGGCAGCATCGGCACAATCATTCCTTGGGTGGACCAGTCCGCGATGTACGAAGAGGAAGGGCTCAAATGGGATCCCATTACTTCAGGCCCGCTTAAGGGTGCAGGCATGGGGCCGTCTTTAAGTCCCGCACAGCGCGCCAGCCTGCAACAGCTCGTGGACGACAGCTTCTCGCAGTTCCGCGACAACGTGCTTAGGAACCGGCGCGTGGCCGATGAGTTCATGACTGGGGCCGCGTACCTCGCACCGCGGGCAAAGGCCGCCAACCTGATCGACGGCATAGGAAATCAGGAACTTGCCTACGGTGAGCTTTTGGGTATGATCGGCGCGTAGTTTCATTTGGGTTTGTTGTCTCGCCCGCGCCGGGTTTGGTTTCCCGGCGCGGGCTTTTACTTGTCCCAATTCGCGTAGGTAGATGGATCACCTACCGAACACCCTGACCGACGCGCTGGCCGCGCTCTCTGCCGCGCAGGCAGACGTGAGCGCTCTCAACGCACTAAGCGCCGAACACACCGCACTGGTGGCAACTTTTGACGCGCTCAAGGCCAAGACCGTTGAACTTTCCGCCGCGCTCGACGTTGCGCAACTGGAAAAGCTGGAACTGGCAAAAGCACTCGACGCCGTAAAGGCTGCCGAGGCCGATGCTTCCGCAAAGGCCAACGCCATTGTCGCCAACCTGGGCGTGGCTCCCGTCGCCATCCAGTCCGAACAACTTTCCGCACCCAAGGGCAAGCAAGAGCTTTGGGCGCATTACATGACTCTTGGATTCAGCGAGCGCAATGAGTTTTACGCCGCTAACAAGAAAGCAATGCAGCTCTAACCCTCACCTACCTAAAATAATATGGCCCTCAATGGCGTTTTCCTCGCACAAATCGCGCAGCAGTCGCTGCCGTTCCTGACTAATGCTTTCGCTCCCCTGCGTGGCATCACCACTGACTTCTCCACGGATGTTGCATCCGCTGGCAGTTCGGTGACGACCCGGTTTGCAACGGTCCCCTCCGTTGTCGACATCACTTCTGCGGGCTACGCTCCCGTCGCTGGTGACACGACCGCTCGCACGATCTCACTTGACCAGCATCGCGGCGTGACGCTCGGGTTCACCGACATCGAAGTGCTCCAGTCCTCCATCAATTTCCAAAACCTGTTCCTGGCACCGATGGTGCAGTCCTTGGGCGCTGACATGTTCGGGCAGCTCTGGAATCTGGTGACCGCTGCGAACTTTGCGCAGACTCCCTTGTCCTCCAGCGCAGCAAACTTCGACCGCCAGGACGTAATCGACCTCGGCGTGACGCTGACGCAGACCCTGAAGGCTCCCAAGATGGGCCGCTCGGTGATCATGAATCCCGCTTACTACGGCGCGATCTCCAAGACGTTCATCAGCGCGGAAATCCCCGGCATCACTCCTTTCAAGGCTGAAGGCACTGTGCCGCGTGTTTCGGGTTTCGATATTTACGAGAGCGACCTTTGCGACGCCAACAGCGAAGCACTGGCAGGTTTCGCACTGCATTCCTCCGCGCTCATCATGGCAGCTCGCCGCGTGAACCCGGAAGCCGCGTTGCAGGACTCTATTGAGATCGCTGAAGTGATCGTGCCCGACCTCGGGCTGCCGCTCACGTTCCGTAAGTTCTACGACCGCACCAGCGGAAAGACCTGCGTCAACGTGTCTTGCATCTGGGGCGTTGCAAAGGGCACCAACATGGGCGTCCGCATCGTCACTCCCTAAGTTTGACAGTTCCAAAGGCCGGGGTCCCCTTTAGTGGGGGCTCCGGCTTTTTTCCGAATATCCCAAAATGAAAATCTCTCTCGTAATTGAAGACGCCGGTGCAGGCCCGCAGGTGATCTTTTCCTCCTCCGAACCTGCTGACGCTAGGCAGTTTTTCAAAACGCACACAAACCCCGGCAAGCTGATTTTGGTGTGCAATCCGACTCCCGATAACTTCCGCACTATCCGCGGCACGCCGGTGGCAGAAGTTGAGGCGCCAAAGTTAGCCAGACGCTCCAAGGAACCGCTGCTCTAATGTCAGAGTGGACCGCCATCACCGAATCCGCAATGAGCCAGGCATTGGACTACATGCAGGCCGACTCCGTCACATACAACGGCGTCACAGTGTTTTCGGTGGCAAGTGAGAAGACTTCTGACCTGCTTGCCATGGGCGGGTTTGAGCAGCATTTTGCGGGCTCAGTCCGGCTCCTGAAAGCTGGCTTTCCTGAGCCAATCAAAGGCGCCAAGCTGACCGTGAACGGCACCGAGCGGCGCATCACGAGCTGGGACGAGGATCCGATATCCTGGAAGCTGTACCTGGAGGATATCACGCGATGATCGACGGCGTTTTCTCCGCAGCCGTGCAGGCCGCTCTTTCGCTGGCGCTCCCAGGCGTGTACGTCGGGGAGGCTCAGGACGACCGAGCGATCCCAGCAAAAGCCGTGCTGATGGAGCTTCAAAGCGACGTGGTGGTGGGCTCTCCGCTGCAACGTGGCAACCTGACGTTGTCCGTTTGTTTGCAGGCCGACGATTTCACGCGGGCCGACCAGGCTGACTTTGCTGCCGAGGTGGACGCTGCCATGCGCACTTTGGTTCTAGTTTCTGACGCCGTGCAACTCTACGGGGTTGTGGCTCAATCGACCGACAATATTCGCGATGAGCGTCACTGGCGCACTTCGTTACCCTACACCGTGGGCTTTGGCCCCAAACCTTAAATACCTATGCCTGTTTCATTTGGCGCAGTTACATTTGGAGTCTCCGCACCAAGCGGTTACTTACAAGAATCTACACAGGAGACTGTTGTGGAACTTGCAACAATCCGCGATTCCGACGGGCAAACCGTTATCGTGCAGGCCAAGCCGCGCAGCACAACGACCACGACGGTCAAAACCAAGGGCGAAGCAGATCTGGACGCGGTGCCAGAGGGCAGCTTTAGCGGCGCCAAAATCACCAGCTCGAAGGTTTCAGAAACCAACGACGATTTCGCAACTTCTGAAACGACCTACACGCTTTTCGCTTAATATGGCTACTTTCGGCATCTCCATCATCAGCGCGTCGGGATCAATTGTTGAATCCGCAGACGTAGAGCAAAAGGCAGAGTTCAAACAGCTTATCAGCAGCGCTGGTACGTTCTCTGAAGCCAAGACCTTTGACGTGACTTTTTCTGTGAGCGTCAAAGGCAAGGGTGATACTTGTCCGTTTGCTGCGGGATCCTCCAGCGGAATGCCTGGCGTAACAAGTGGCAAAGGCATTTGGACCAACGTCACTCTTGACTCCAAAAACGACGACTTCAGGGGATGGTCCGCATCCGCGACGGTCTACAAAAACGCCAGCTAGTAACTAACTTATGCGCCTCCGATTACTTGAGGACTCCGAAGCTCCCGGGAAGAGCTTCAACACTGACATCATTGCCGCCTGGTTGACCTCGGGCGGTGCTCTCATCAAACGTGGCGGGTTCCAGCACTTTGTTGACGAAGCTGGAAAGACGCACGTTCGGTGGATCGTGAATTGCGACGTGCTCGCCAAGGTGGACGGCGACGACATCGACTTTGACGAGTTTCGCAAGCGCTTTGAAAGCATCGACTGGTGCAAGGCCAATCCTGACAGCGATATTTCGTGGATGCGCGGGTACAGGGATAACGCTCGGGACTTAAAGCGCTTTGCCAGATCGGCCGCGGTTGGCATCTCCCGCGGTGACGCACGCAGTTTTGGCGTCGTTTATCCCGATTCTCCCGACTGGCTCAAAAACGAATTCCAAGCGCGCTTTGCATGAACCCATTTTTCCTCAAAAACACCAAAGTGGGACCGCTTGAGTTGCGTCCTTGGACCATGACGACGCAGTTTGCGATCTCCGAACTGGAACTAGCAAAACTGTCCGACCAGCAGCAGGTCATTGCGTGCGCATGGCTGCAAAGCCGCGAACCGGAGGACGTAGAACAGGCAATCAGCGACGGCACCGCGCTTGCTGCCATCAAGGCGTTCACACGGGCCTTTCCGCTGGCTTTGGCAAAGCCGGTGGCCGAATGGTGCCGAGCACAGGCCGAAGCCGTAGAATCTGGCCGCGTGGACGTTCTGCCGCAGCCCGGTAAGACACGGGAGGACGCGCCAAAAAACTAACGGCGCCAGGCTGGGAGGAATCCTTCCTTCTGGTGCTGGCGCGAGAAACTGGATGGACACAAGACCACTTGCAACGTCGGGTGCCTTTGGCGCAGTTGATGCGCATCTACCACGCCGTGATATGGGGGAACGGTGCGTGGACAGTGCGTCGCAAGGAAGTGGCACTGGAAAGCCTGTTTGTGACCCGCCAGCAGGAGGAGGACGAGGACGATGAGTGACGCGATCCGAGTCACAACCAATGCGGGCGAGTTTGGGGCGCGGTTCAACCGTTACCTGCAACGCTCAATTGCAATCACGCGCAGGACCACACAGGAAGTGGTGGAAGAGCAAGCCCGCGGATTGGTGCGCAACGCATTTAAGTACACTCCACCAATGGCTGGGCGAACCTTTGCAGCGGGGTATCGTGCGTCCAAAAAAGCAATCAGAAACTCACTTCGCAAAGCACTTGTAATTCGGAATGAGGCAACCGTTGCAAGGCAGTTGGACCGTGCCAGAAGAGCAGCACGCCGCGAACAATTGGAGATTGTTTCCAGAGAGTTGGAAGCTTCTCCCTCGGCACTGGTGCAGTTTATAAAGCAGCACCAAAAACCAGACAAACGCTACCCAGACAGTGCTCCCAAGCATTTTTCGACGGTAGCAAAACGCGCACAAGTGGAAGCGCTTTTGGAGCGCACGATTGGAGTCACTGCTGCCGGGTGGTGCAAGGCCGCAACTCGACTCAGGGTGATATTTCCCGAATGGGTGGGAAGGTTGCAAAGCAAAAACCCTGGAACGGCAGCGCTTCGAGTTAGTGGGAATATCGTGGCATTTCGCGCCAGAAATCCCAACAAGCATACCGACTCGGCAACCATCCAGAGGGCACTTCAGCAGGCTTACGACATCCAAGCAGAGGCAATGCGGCGCCGGTTAGTCTCGGGCATCGCAGCCAGGGCAATTCGGCGCAGTGACGTTTTCTCTCGTTAAATTTTATGGCGAACACAATCCAGATCGGCGCAGACACCAGTGGCTTTGTTAGTGGCATCAACCGGGCGCAATCCGCCATGGCAGGGCTTGGGTCGATGATCCAAAATGTCGTCGGTGGTGCCGCCGTGTTTAGCGCGCTGGCAGCAGCCGCACGGGGTTTTTATGGGGCCATCCAAGCAGGCGATGATTTGGTTGACCTAAACGCTCAGACTGGCGTTGCTATCGACAAGCTGATGGAACTTCAGTTGGCTTTTGACCTGAACGGCATGAAGGCCGAACAGGTGCAGCCGGTTTTGGCAAAGCTGCAGAAGTCCATTTCTGAAGCGGCCAGTGGTAGCGTGGATGCCGCCGCAAAGTTTGCCCAAATGGGGCTAAATATCAGCGAGCTGCAAGGGCTCACGGCCGATGAGCAGTTGGCAAAAGTGGGCCAGGCTATTTCCAAAATTGAGAACCCGGCTCAACGCTCCGCGATGGCGATGGAGATCTTTGGGAAGCAGGGGGCCAAGCTGCTTGCAGTTTTTGCTGCTGGGGGCATGGACAAAGTCCGCGAACTGCTTGGAAATCAAGCTGCGTTAATGCTTGAAAACGCTGGGATTTTTGGCCAGGCAAGCGATCTCTTGTCCGTAGTGGGAGATAAACTCAAAGGGTTTTTTGTCGGAGTTGCGTCGGAAGTTGTGCCGCAGCTCATGGGGGTTATCGAGGCCGCCGCAAAGATTGACTTGTCCAAAATTGGGCAGGCATTTGGCGGGGCAATTTCTTTCTGGATCAACTATTTCAACAACTTTGGATCCACTGGTGAGTTGATTTACAACACCATGAAGCTGGCCTTTCAAAGCGCCGTTAATTTCTTGGCGGAAGAAATTAAAGTGCTAATGGCAGCCACTGCGGCATCGGTGAAAAATGTTTTTAAGGGAGAGGCCGCTCAAAAAGCAGCAATACAAGAGGCTGAGATTCAAGCAAGGGCGGGCGGGCCTGTTTTTGACACGACAGAAACGGAGGCAAAGATTCAGGGCGCCATGGATGCAATAAACGCGTCAAAAGAGGCAACTACTGATGCCGCGAGGGCGGCGAATCCAACACCAGGAGCAGCTCCAACTGGAATGGATTTCATCAAAAAAGCTACAGCCGGAGCAACCGGGCCGCTTGGCATGCCAGACATTTCGAGCCTGCAAAAAGTGGGGGGAGGGTCTGGCCTACTTTCTGGCGGCCAAGACAACTCGCCAGCATATCAGTCCGTGCGAATTCAGGAGGACATCCGCGACTACATGAAGGACCTGATTGACGCAGTCAAAGCTGGCGGACAAAGCTACCAAATTTCACCAAGCCAATCTGGCGGAATGGTGCTCACTGCTTAATTTATGGCGACTGAAACTCAGATTGAAGTTAGCAAAGACCCGACGGGGCTTGTTACTCGCACTACTACCAAGCAAGCGTTTGCGTGGGAGGATCCAGCAGCAGATTGCAGGTCGTCGCGAGTTACCAAAACGGATGGGGTAGTGACAATAGTCGAGGAGTTTTTCGACGTGATGCCAGCGGTTTACGCCATCGATATCTCCACCACTCAGGAGCCTGTTGAGTCGCATCCATACTTTCAGCCTTTGACGCAGAAGCAAAGGGGTGACTGGGCAATGTGGAAGCAGAATCCAACGAATCCAGAACTGAATGGGTGGAATCCTGCTGATGATACGTCAGAGCAGCTCACGACTTTGTACGCGTTGTGGACGAAAGGAATCACCAACTATTTTTCACCGCGAACCGTTATCAAGCTGATAACTTTGGAAGACCAGGCGCCAAGCGCAACTGAAGTTGGCATCATTTCATCTCCAGGTTATTCTGGCGACACTGGGCCAGTGAACTTTATATGCATTGGCCTAAGCGGGCAGCAAGAGGGCACCAAATGGAGAGTTAGCCGTGAGTTTTTGAGCAGTGCTCGCGGCAGTAATTGGGAAACCGTGCTTTATACTTAATGAACCTCCCAAACTTTCGCCGCGGTGTAGAATTGACCTCAACTGAGCTTAACAAACTCAGCGACGGGATCAGATCTGCCGCGGTGACCTCCGTGATCGGCGGCACTTACATGCGCACTCCTGGCGGGACAACGCTCATCATTGACCAACAGGTGCGCGGCGGTAGCACAGAAGCCGGTGGCGTTGCGTGTCCGTTTGAAGTGACCGACGCCAGCGAAGGCAACACGCTAAAGGTCCAAATTGCTTGGGGGCTGATTTGGCAAATGCTGCCCACTGGCATGTTTCCAGATAACAAGCCACCGCTGAAAATGACGGTGACTCAGACGTGCTACATCTACAGTAAAATCACGTTCAACACCAATTCACTAATCCCATCTGCAGTTGCGTTTTCTGTGGAAACTGGAATCACGCAAAACACTTCGACAACTCAATACAACCTTATCGCAAGGGTTTTTGTTGATGAAACAAAAGAACCCAAGGTCATCAGCAGCATCAGTAACATCTGCCAGCAGCCTTTCCCGAGTCCGTGCTCGTTGGCGCCCGCATCTTAAAGATGTCCACAAACGACTTTAACAAAACCGCAAGGCTGGACATCAGCATTCAGATTTCTGGAAGCGGGAAGTTTAGTCCGCTGCAAACTGGGTATGGCACTATGATGGATTGGACCATCAGCGGGTCCATGACTAAGACCCCAAAGGAGTCCACAGAAACCATCAAACAACAAACCTGCGGACAGGGTATTGTGCCAACAGAACCCGCATATTTTTTAAGTTTTGGCGCACAGGGCAGCACAGGGAACACATCTGGCACAATTGACGTTGGAGCGCTGCCACCTCGCAACCCGGCGTTTTTGGACTCCAAGCCATTGCAGGGGACTTGGTTGGTAAACACTAAGCCGGTGCTAAGTGCCGATGGCAAAGTTGATGGCAACGACGCTGGTGGGTATTACATTGTAAAACGCCCCGTTTCAGTAATTAAAGTTGATGATCCGATTGCAATTGACCCGCCAATTGACAACCTTACGCGAGTTTACGAAGGCGACATTGTTTATGTTGCCGGGGGAAAGTGGAACGTGCGTCCACAGTATCGTTTTCCCAAGCCTGACAGGACGTTCTTTTGGACGCCAAACGAAGACCCGGTGCTTGCATCTGGAGGGCTAGTTGACGGAAAACGCGCGTTGCCAGGCACAATCATGCTCGCGGATTCAAACTACTACATTGCAAAACAAAGCGACGGCTTTGACGGCATGCAGTATTTTTACGAAGGGCAGGGAGTGCTTTTTGACGGTCAAGTTTGGAGCAAACAACTTGCAGACCCGCTGGTTTACGAAAAGGAAAACGGGTCAAATGAGTTTCGGAATCTAAATGTTGCCTACCAAAGCCTACAGCTCCATGAGTTTTTACTGGAGCAAGACCATCAAAATAAAGGACAGGTCCTAGGCTACCAGCCAATCAATTACGAAACGCCAATTACGTTCACGGTGACGCCGCCCCCGCCCGAGCCAGGGGGCGAACCAGGGACGCCGTACACAATTGACTTTTACTTTTATTGGTTGAGCCCGCAATTAGGGATTGCAGACAACGCTTTGCCGCCGAACATCCGCTACGATTTTAACGACGCTTGGTCAAAGTACTACCTTGCCAACTTTGAATGGCTGAAAGCACGACCCAAAATTGGCGGCAGTTTCATTGGTGCAGGATTTGTGCTCAAATCAAAGCCGCAAGCTGGGCAGGAGGAGGATGTTTTGTTTTTGTCAATTGACGCATTGGAGGATGGCAACATCACAACCATCACGGAAAAAGGCGCAGACCCCGACGGCAACGAGCTCATAAACACGTTTACCATAACAACGACCCTCACTCCCTCCCAAGGATGACAACGCCGACATGGATCGTCCAAAAGCGAGTCTTGACCTGCATCAACTGCCAGCAGCAGGCTGGTTGCGTTGGGCGGTGGCAGATTTACGCACCGGCACCGCCGTGCCCCCTAGGCGCACTCCCAACAGCCGCCGACGAGATCGCAGCCAGGGCATGGCCTGCGGGCGCAGCTCCCGTTAGTGGCTGCTGTGACAGTGTGCAGAATTACTTGTCCCGATACCCAACTGTGTAATGGTCGCCGTCCAAACCTCCTCAACCATCCAGCGCGGGACCGACTGGGATTTCTCTTTCCAGTTGCAGGAGGACGGCCCTTGCTCGCCGTATTCAGACCTGACCAACTGGTTTGTCGCCGTTACCCTCAAAACGGCCGCGGGAGTGGCATTGACGACGCCTAGCATCGTCCGGGCGACCCCTGAAACAGTTTCCATGCGGCTGACCAACACGCAGACCGCATTGCTGTCCGCTCAATTTGGGGCGGTTTTAACTGTAAACGTCCAGCGGCCCGATGGCTGGGACATCCGGCTAATTGAGGCCCGCGTAACTATTTCCTGACATGAGCTGCGAATCTTCCTGCGGCCCTTTGGTCGTCACACTTCTCACCGGCGTCCCCGGCATGCCGGGCAGTCTCGGCACCGTAGTGGGCGACGTGCGTATTGTTTCCGCATCTGGCGTTGACACTGCCACCGTCGTTGGAATCCGCGGCAGACAGGTGGCAGACGCAACGCCAGCAGCAGAGCAAATTTACCAATTCAACGGCACCGAGTGGGTGCCAACAACATACACCGCAGGCACTTACTAAAACACGACCATGGCATTCCCGATCATCCCTCTCCGTAACGCAATCGCAACCTCGCAGGTTGCGCCTCTTGCTGGCTCCATGCAGCTTGCAGAATTGGCCGTAAACACCCAGACGGGTAAAGTTTACATGAAGGCCAACTCGGGCGTGGTCGAAGTGTCGGGGACGCCTAACGCGCTGACGACCAACGACATCACTCAGCTCAATGATCCTGGTAAGATTCCGCAACTCACAATAAATGGGCTGATTCCGCTGCGGCAGATTCCAAGTTTGACCACGGGCGAACTCGGGCCAGCGCTGACCACGGCGCCAGTGGCTGGGCTCATTCCGCAGCTCGGCGTTGACGGCAAAATCCCCTCCACGATGCTGCCCGCTGGCGTTGCCGGTGCGCTGACGTACAGGGGAGCATGGAACGTCAATACCTCGCCGGTTATTGCATCGGGCGGAGTTGTTGGCAGCGGGACAGCAGCCACAGGCGATTACTACATTGCGGCCAACAGCGCGGCTCTTGACCCCGCCATTGACGGGCAGACCTACGTCCAAGCGGGCGATATGATCGCCTACAACGGCACGAGTTTCGACTTTATTGACGGGGCCAAGTCTGAAGTGCGGTCCGTAAATTCCGTGGCACCAACGGCAGCGGGCAATGTGGTGCTGACCCCGGCAGACATCGGCGCACTGAGCACCACGCAGATCACTCAGTTGGCCGAAGCTGGCAAGGTCCCGCAACTTAACGCGCAGGGGCAGCTTTCGACCACGCAGTTGCAAATTGCGACGACCGCGCAACTCGGGATCCTGAGCATTGACTCGCTGTCCTCGAACGGGCTTTCGATCTCTGCCGCTGGCGCCGCTAAGATCATTCCCGGCACCTCGACGGTAGTGGGCGGCGTGAAGTCATCCGCCTCTATCGAAATCGCAGAAGACGGCACCGCAACCGTAGCGAGCGCAGGCACCTACTAAGCCATGGCATTCCCGATTATCCCAAGAAAACGAAGCGGGAGTGCTGGTAATCCGACCAGCCTCCAGCTTGGTGAGCTGGCCGTTAACTGTGCCACTGGAGAGCTTTTTCTGGGCGCCGACGGTGGCGTGACGTTGCTTAACGGGCCGGTGGCTGCTGGCACCATACCGACCATTTTTAACGGCAACAACTCAGCGACCACTTTCGCGCCGATTAGTGGGTATACCAGCACGAACGCGAGCGCATACCTGGTGAGTGTGGGCGGGTTGGATCAGCGTCCGACCATCGACTACACCATCACCACGGCCAACGGTGGTTCCATCGTGTTTGCAACGGCTCCCGCGCTCAATGCTGCAATCAGCATTCGGGCAATTCAGTCGGGCGAAGGTGGAGGGACCGGAACCGGCACAGTCACAAGCATCACGGCAGGTGAAGGGCTTGCTGGTGGGACCATTACCGAAAGCGGTACGATCTCGCTTGCGGCCATTACGACGGCACAATCTGGCGTTGGCAGTTCCACGCTCGTGCCGGTCCTTTCGATCAATGATAAAGGGCAGGTCACCTCACTGACCACCGCAGCCATCAGCGGCGGCGGCGCGCCATTGGCAACCACCGCACCGGCTGCACTGGCAACCACCGCAGTGGTGGGGCTTTCGTCCGCTGCTGCTCGTGCGGATCATCAACACGTTTTCCCAAGTGCTGCCGACGTGGGAGCATTGGGGGCAACAGCCAGTGCAGGCGGGGATCTTATAGGCACCTATCCGAATCCCACGCTGGCAGCGATTACAACGGCGCAGAGCAACGTGGGCGGGGAACTCGTGATCCCGGTAATCTCCACCGACGCTAAAGGCCGCGTCACCTCGCTGACCACCGTGGCTTGTCCGGCGTTGACGACTTCGCAGATCGCGGGACTCTCCACCACGGCGCCCGCTGACCTAGCGGTTTCCGCGCAGATTGGCGTGAGCAGCTTTGCGGCGCGTGCAGACCACCAGCACCTCTTCCCGACTCCCGCCCAGGTTGGAGCAATCTCGACCACGCAAATCGGGCTCGCAAACGGCATTTGCCCGCTTGGATCAGACGCTAGGGTAGCATCCGCCTACCTGCCGAGTTACGTCGATGACATCGTCGAGGTGGCAAACTTTGCAGCACTCCCGAACCCCGGCGAGACTGGCAAAATCTACATCACACTCGACACGAATCTGACCTATCGCTGGAGTGGCAGCGCTTACGTTGAGGTTTCATCTGGCCCGAGTCCGGCCAACACATTGCCGCTGGCAAATGGCACAGCAGCCATTGGGACTTCGCTGCTTTACGCACGACAAGATCACGTGCATCCAGCGGGGCAGCTTGGCTTCTCGGTTTCCGCCGACAAAGTTGCCGCGGCCACATTGGCACTGACTGACGCGCAGACCATTTGCCCCATCAACGTCGCAACCGACGTGGCGTTGACGATTCCGCTGGATAGCGCTGTGGCGTTCCCGGTGGGCACGCAGATCAACGTGATCCAGCGCGGCCTTGGGCGCACGACGTTTACGCCAACCTCTGGCGTGACGCTGTTGACGCCAGGCAACCAAGTTTCTAGTTCGGGCCGGTACACGAGCAACCTCCTGACAAAGCTGGCGACGAACACTTGGCACGCAGACGGCGGTTTCTCGACGATTGTGGATACCAGTTACCCGCTGGTTTCCGCGCTGTTGCATTTCAACAATTTCAATTCGTCGCAGCCGTTTTTTGACAATGGACCCAGCTCGCTTTCGTTCTTTGCGAACAACGCCAACCCAGTTCTGACGACGACTGATTACAAATTTGGAACGTCGTCAGTCTCCTTTCCTGGCACAACTGGCAGTTATATCCGGTGCAACACTGGCGCGCCGTTTGCGTTCGGTACTGGCGATTTTACCATTGAGTTTTGGATCAACCGCACCAACAACGGCTGCTACATTTTTGGCAACACCACCACGTCAATCGCAACGTGCTATATTTGCTCAGTTACTGTTGGCAATGCCGTTAATTTTTCAGCGGCAAACGGAACAAGTTCGGTAACAACGACCGGCACCATTACCGCTGGAACTTGGACGCACGTCGCAATCACACGATCAGGGAATGTTTTCAGGATCTTCCTAAACGGTACGCTCGACGTGACAAGCGGGACTTTGACTCCCAACTACTCGACAGAGTCAGTCTTTGCCATCGGGAACGCTGGCACCATTGCTGTTCAAGGGCTGAACGGCAAAATTGACGAGTTCCGCGTTACAAAGGGGCTCGCTCGTTACACCACATCATTTACGCCCGCAACCGCGGAATTCCCAAACTCTTAAACCATGCCACTCAATACACCAAATCTCGCGGGCGATGTTAGTGGCGGCGTGTATGACACGACGGTCACAAGGCTCCAAAACCAAAACGTCGCAGCAACGGCACCAACCAGCGGGCAGACGCTTGTGTGGTCTGGCACGGCTTGGACGCCAGCAACGCCGAGTAGCGGCGGCGGCGGTGGAGCCAACGGGCTGACTTACTACCTCAACCAGGGCACGAACGCCGACGCGCCGACCACCAACCTGCCAGGCACTCCCAAACAGCTCGGGCGCAGTGCAGACGCGACACAATCGACCGCAGCGAGTGGCACGCTGACGCCGGAAACGTGGACGCAGTTTGCCGGATTTGTCACCGAGTCCACGCCGCAAGATCCGGGCTCAACTGACATCCCGGCAGGCCTGTGGGACGTAAACTGCTGGCTCTTGGGGGTGGCTGACAACAACCACAGCAACAGCGTGCGCGCCAAGGTGTTCAAGTACGATGGCAGTGCCGCGCCTACGCTGCTCGCGACCTCCGCCGCAGTGACGATTGGAACGACTGCCGCGCTAGTTGGATTCACGGTGCTGGTGCCAGAGACTGCCATGCTGGTGACGGATCGCATCTTTGTGACGCTCGAAGCCTTTGCGACTGGCAACAACCACAGCGTGACGGGGCAGTTTGGCGGCAACACGCCATCGCATGTTCACACGTCCCTCGGGCTTGTGGCAGGTAGTGGGCTCTGGAAGAACGTAGCGGGCGTGCTGCAATCGCCTGCGAGCCTGCTGGTGGATGCAGACGTTGACGCGGCTGCGGCTATTGCATCGAGTAAACTTGCCACTGTGCAGGTTGCTCAAGGCGGGACTGGTGCAACCACGCTTACTGGCGTGCTCAAAGGCAACGGCACCGGGGCAGTAACCGCCTCGGAGCAGTTGGCGATTGCTGACGGTGGCACTAATGCAGCCAATGCCCAAGCTGCCATTTCAAATCTGGGTATTGGGATGCGGATGGTAGAGGCGCAGACCACTGCCAATATTACGGGCACCATGAACACTGGCGTGTCTCCAAACACGTTTACTGTGACGGCTACAGGGGTGTTTGCGACAGATAGTTACACTCCAGCGCTCGGTGACATCATTGCGTTTGCGCTACAGACCACAACAACACAAAATGGGTTTTGGCAAGTCACAACTGTTGGAGCAGTTGGTGTTTCTGCCGTATTTACTCGCCCATCCTGGTACACGGGCGTTGTCAAAAATTCGATGTACATGACCCGTTTTGGGTCAGCCCAAAACGGATTTGTTCAAACATTTGTAGGACCGACTGGAACAGGAAACACTGAAATCACTGTTGGGACCACCAACATTACCATGGTTCGCGTTAATCTAAGGGCGTCGCCTGCGAGCCTTGGCACAAACTTGTTTACTGGGTACCAAACCTTTCGGGCAAATGGTGCTGGCGTTAATTCAGTTCCGTTTTTCTTTCAAGCGGGAGCAGCATTGATGACGATCCCGCAGGCGCATGCCGTTGAGTGGGACAACGTTAATCAATACGTCACTACGGGCGCAGTGTTCACCGGCGCAATTGCTGGCGGTGGGACATCACTTAACGTCACCGCAGTTTCAAGCGGCGTGATTCAGGTGGGCATGCTCATCACGGGCACAGGAGTCACCGCAGGCACCACGATCACCGCACTTGGCACCGGCACGGGCGGCACGGGCACATACACGGTTTCGGCAGCGCAGACCGTAGCGTCCACGACGATCACTGGACAGACCCGCTGCATCGTGGGCACGTTCATTAATGGCGCTGCCGGTGGCACTGGTGCCGTTCCTGCCACTGCTACATCGGTGGGGCGTCCGGGGCAGATGGCGTTTGACGCGACTGGGCTGTACATTTGCACGGCAAACAACACTTGGCGCAAAGCAACTCTTGCTACCTTCTAAATGACCCAACTGCTCGACCTAATAGCTCAACAGGCAGCCGCGCAGGGGCTTTCTATGGCTCTGACGCTGGCCGCAGTTTGGTATCTCAATGGCAAAATCCGCGAATGCGAAGCTGACCGAAAAGCGCTTTGGGAACGACTACTCAACGAACATGAAACAGACACTGAAAAACTACGTTAGGCAGCCATCAACTTGGCTGGGACTTGCAAAGCTTGGGGCTGCGCTTGGGCTTTACTCCACCGGCGTCGGCAACACGACCGTTGACGCCATCCTTGGTATTTTTGGCGTGATTGATGTCATCCGCAACGAGCGCGGCCAGAAGCCTCTTCTATGACCGTGCTCCCTGTACCTGTAATTCCTGACCTTCAAGCCCGCTATCTGGGCGCAACTCCTCCCGCTGGGCTGCAAATCCTTGCGGCCGTAAAGCGTGTGCTTCCGCCCGCGGGGATGGACGGCGTTGGCCTACCTCCTGACAAAATCAACCCGTACAGCGGAATTTACGACGCGCAAGGGCGCCTTCCTCGCGTGCCAGGTGCTGGCATTACGTTTCTGGCCCGCGTGTAACGCATGGCAAACATCACCCGAAGCTGGAAGCGATTCTTGGCCGTCGGGTGTAGCCACGGGCACCACGCGGACCAGGCACTCCTAAAAAAGGTGCTCGCGTTCAAGGCACGCTGGAAGCCGCACACCACGATTCACCTGGGCGACGCCATTGACTTAGCGTGCTTGCGGGCTGGTGCGGCTGGAACCGCAGACGACGCCGTGGATCCCGAGTCTGATCTGCAGGACGGGCTTGCGTTCTTGCACCAACTAGCACCGCAACTCTATTTCCTAGGCAACCACGAGGCCCGCCTTAATACGCTGATGGAATCACCGCGTGCCATTGTGGCCGCACTGGCGGGCCGTGTGATGGGGCAGATCACCGACCAGGCTAAACGGATGCGGTGCGAGGTGGTTGACTACAATTTCCAGAACGGCTGGAGGCAGATTGGGGACTGCCTGCTTGGCCATGGGTATATGATAAATGAGAATTCCGTGAGGGATCACGCAGAAGCCGTGTGCGGCGGCAGTGCTACCAAGGTTGTGATCGCTCACTTACACAGGGTACAGCAGGCAGAGGGACGCAACAGGGCGCACCCTACGGGGTATTGTGTGGGCTGGCTGGGGGATAAGAATGCCATGGGATACGCAGCCAACCGGAGAGCGACGACCTCTTGGAGCCGTGGATTTGCTTGGGGCGAGTATTGCGACTCCGAAACTGTTGTCTGGCTGGCAAAAGAGACCAAAGCCGGGGACTTTAAATTGCCCATATGAAAAATACGCTACTGGAACTACTCAAAGCCGAACTGGTGGGCGAACATCCGCCGGTGGGCTGGTATACGCTGGTCGAATTAATGGAAAAACTGGGCGTGAAACGCGGGATTGTACAGGGGCTCGTGGCGCGTAAAAAATACGACTGCAAAAAGTATCGGACCTGCACCAAGGACGGTAAGGTGATTTTGGCAAACCACTATTACACTGGAAAACTATGACCACCGACGAAAAACAAGTTTACCTTGAGCGCATAGCCGCTTGCTTGGGCGAGCATTTTGACTGCGTGCAGGTGCTGGCACACGACAGCGACACGGACACCTATCAGACTTTCGAGGCTGGATCTGGATCCTTGTACGCTCGCATGTACCAGGCAATGCGCTGGTCCGAGCACCCGACAGAATGTGAACTAACCGAGGACGAAGACGATGAATCTTAGCGCACGCGGAATTGAAGCCATTATCCGCTGGGAAACCGGCGGCGAGTCGTATTACGATCCAAACCCAGAATGGCCCGGTGGCGAATCTGGTATCACCATCGGAGTGGGCTGGGACCTCGGGCACACGCACGCGGGTGAAACAACACGCGCCTGGCGTGGCCGAGTTAATGACGCTGCCCTAGCGCTGCTCGTGTCCGTCAGCACGCACAAAGGCGCCGCGGCACAGCAGCGACTGCCACATGTGCGCCACATTGGGATCCCATGGGCCGCGGCACTTGAGGTGTTTCAGGAAGTGACAATTCCTACATGGTATCTCAGGACGCTCAGGATCTACCCGCAGGCTGAAGGGTTGCCGGGCGATTGTGCCGCAGCGCTGGTTAGCCTGGTGTTCAACCGTGGTGCGTCACTAACCGGCGAGCGTAGAACCGAAATGGCGCGCATTCAGGAACTACTCCGCGCCGGTGACGTTGCAGGGATTCCAGCGCAACTGCGAGCCATGACTAGGCTGTGGCCGACAGTCAAAGGGCTCAGAAAGCGCCGAGAGGAGGAGGCCGCACTGTTCGAGTCCGGCCTCGTCCCTGATGGCGACTAAAGCTCTGGCCCGTCGTACACGCTAACGCAGGCCGAAGCCTGATTCTGGACCTCGTACCAGGCTGCTTTTACTGCTCCACGCTTAGTCTTCAGGCTCTCTTTGATGCGCTCGATCTGCTTGCCAGCTTTTGCACTTGCTAGGCTGTAGGCGTGCTCAGCCTTAAGGGCTTTTGTTACCGATTTTTTCAGCGCAGCGACATGGGGCGCAGCTTCTTTGACGGTGCGGGGTTTACGAGTTTTGACTGGTGTAGGTGTTTCCATAACTCCGCCAAGATATACTTTTTCGCAAAAACGCAACAGTTTGCCGCATGGTGTGCGGGGAGATCCCGCAACGGGGCGTTGTTACCTCATGAAACAAAGGCACTTTTGTTAATTGCGAAAAAGAGGACCTAGACAGCCAAGCGTGCTTGGGTAGGATGCTTGGATGAAGCAGCCCGAAGACCCAGTTAACCATCCCGCTCATTACACCGGACATAAATCCGGGGTAGAGTGCATTACCATCTGCGAGCACCACAATTTCTGCATCGGCAACGCCATAAAGTACTTGTGGCGCGCAGGGCAAAAGGGCGACGCCGTGCAGGATCTGCGCAAAGCGATCTGGTACATCGAGCGGGAAATCAACCGTTTACACCAAAATGGGAGCCGATAAAACCCTCCGCGAACACTGCCGGGAAATGGGAAAACGGGGCGGCGCAGTAAAATCCGAAAAAAAAGCAGAGGCAGCGCGCAGGAATGCCAGCAAGCCGCGTCCTAAAGCACGTGAACGCAACGATTTAAGGCGGGCAAAAAAAAGTGAAAGAAAAAGCTAGCCAAGCGTGTTTGGGTGGCTAGAGTTGTCGTCGTTAGCAGCAACCACAACAACAAACCAAACCAACGACAATGAAACGCAAAACCAAAAAAGCCATTACGCACACAGCAAAGAAAGTCTCCGCAGGTCACTACCTGTATCGCGGTTGGACTATCAAGCGTTTTGATTACGGCAGCCTTGGGTGCTCAGAGGCAAACAGCATTGAGTGGAACATCTTCGCTCCCGGTGAGGAGAATTGGGACAACAGTGAGCCAACCTTGGGGCTTGCAAAAATGGTCGTGGACACCTGCATCAAGCAGGCAGCGGAGCGGGCGCTGGCATCCTAGGCCGAAACCCCTCCGGGGGTCCACCCGTAAGGCGGGTGCTGACGAGGCCGTCAGAGTGACAACAAACCAAAACCCAAATGAACACGACAATCAAACCACGTTGGATCATCAAAGACCATACCTACGGCACCTGCACCGTTGACCCGCGCAGCATCCGCTACTACCGCAACGAGCGCCACCCTTACGGCTGGCACCTTGGATTTGAGTGCAGTCTCATTTTGCCAGATGGCACTCGCAAGCCAGCATCATTTGGTGCTCTCGGAACTGACCGCCGCGCTGCAATGGCAAACGCTCTTCCCCGCTAACATGAGCACATCACACTACTCCCGCCCGTACCAAGGGCCGACTCCTACTCCTCCCAACAAAAAGCGCCACAGCCTTTGGTATGCCAGCGGCTTCTGGGCACTGGCCGCAGTGGACATCCTAGCGCTGGCCGGCGCCACTGACATCATCGAGGCGCTGACCTTTGCCGGGCTGACGCTCATCAACGTGGCCGTATTGCTCCATATCACCCGATGAGCGGACTAATGAACGGGGCGCCGTATTACTCGGCTCCGCACCGGCACCAGAAGTGTTACATGGCCCGACTCAGCAGCCTAGCCGAGTGCGTGCTTAAGCCAGAGCTGGCCGAGATGCCTGCGCTGGTTGCCGCTGCGATCCGGCAGGGGCTCATCAAGCGGCCCGATCCTGCTGGACTGGTGCCAGTGCCAATCGTAAAGCGCGGCCCTCTAGCGCCATGGCAGACTACGCAGTGCTGCGAGTGCGGCGTGACGTTTGAACGGCACAAGCGCACGTTGACCAAGTGCGAAACCTGCCGGATCCCAATGAAGGCGTGCAAGAACTGCCAAAAGGAGTTCCGACCGGCAGACCGCAAGAAAGTTTGCTGTTCGCGGATTTGCAGTCAAGCGATGCAGGTTGCCAGCTTCAAGGCACAGCATGTTTACACTAAAAGCCTGCCAAAGATGGCCGAGTGCATTATTTGCCATCAAATCAAACCTGTTCGCCCTTCTGGCAGTGGAGTTGCCAAAGCATGCAGCCCGGAGTGCTCGAAAGAATACCGGGCAATCAAAAACGCAGAGAGACAAACCAAATGAAAACGACACAAAAAACAGAACAGCAAAACAATCCTGAGTGGATCAGCGGCAAAGATGCAGTAGCTATGTTTTGCTTGGGACTTAGCACTATTTACAAACTTAGCAAGGCGGGTCAAATAGCAACGACGTGCATTTGTCAGCCAGGCAAGTCACGCGGACGCCGATTTTATTCGGTGCAGTCAATCCGTGCGCTGTTTGCCGCATCAATAGACGGAGCAAAATAAATGAAAATACGACACAGCTCACTTCCCAAGTTGGCCCTCTGCGGCCAGTACGAAGGCGCACCGGGCACCAGTCCGGCAGCCGAACGCGGGACAATGCTAGACCGCGTTTTCCGCGACGCCTGGACGACCGGCGAGATCCCGCGTGACCTCAACGACGAGGACGCCGCCGCCATTAACTGGGCGCTGAAACAATGCATCATTCTCGGTGGAGGCGAAGACGGGCTCGTGACAGCCGACGACGCCTGTCGAGTGCAGACGGCGGGGCTGGATCACACCGGCACCGTGGATGGCGTGGCACAGCGGGCTAACTGGAGCATGGACCTCAAGAGCGGGCAGATCTACGACTACCAGGGCCAGATGGCAGCCTACGCGCTGGGGCTCATGCAAATGCGTTTTGAGCAGACATGGACCACGCACCTGTTGTTCTGTGACCAGCGCAAACTGGTAACGCATCACTGGACGTACAAGTCCGCGTCTGACATGGTGCGCGGCATCATTGCCAACGTGGGCACTGGCCCGCGGGAAAACGATTATTGCGGCTGGTGCGCAAAATCACTGACCTGTCCCGCTCGGGTTGCCAGTAAGGACTCCGCGCTGGTGACAGTGGCGGGACTGGCTCCGACGGTGCAGGACGAGGGGTTTCTGGCGGTGCTCAACGACCCAGTGCAGCTCGGTAAGTTCCTGACGGCGTGCTCGACGCTGGAAGACTTCCGCGACGCGGCCAAGGCCAAGGCTCGCGAGTTGCTCGAAGCTGGGCAGCCGGTGCACGGCTGGAGGTTGCAAAAGCCGCGTGCAAGCGAGTACGTTCTGGCCATAGACATTGCCGCTGCGGTGGAGGTGGGCCTTATCGGAGCCGGTGACGCGATTCGCGCTGGGGGGGCAATGAGCGCAAAAAAGGCCGAGGCTCTCTTCAGTTCTGCCGGGGTATCACTGCCGCATGAGATTGTGGAGCGGAAGATTGGGCAGGCTCCTTTGGTACAGGCAAAATAAATTATGACAACAGACACAAAAACACTTATTCAAGCTATGCAGCGATTGGCGGAGTCAATTGACTCTGTTGACGGTGTCGCAAATGCTGTGATTTTTGAAGCGGCGAAAAGGCTGGACGAATTGCAAAAAGCACTTCAAGGCGCAACATCAAGTTTGATTTTGGCGCGCAACGAACGCGATGAATGCCACGCCGAGATTGACGCAATTCGCAAAACTATAAGCGACGCCGGATTTTCTGAAGTGGTTGAACCTCTTGAGCGCGTCAAGCGGCTAATTCAGGAACGGGACGAAGCCATTTGCAAAATGGAGCGATTGAAGAAACCAAAACATGACCGGATTCAAATTGCGGCAACCATTCTTGCTGGATCGCATTCTAATTGTTCGGATTACAACGATCTTGCAAAAATCGGGTTAAAACAAGCAGACGCACTGATCGCAGCAGCAAAGGAGGGGCAATGAGGGCGCAAAAACAGATCTGGCACCTACGCCGCAAACTCCGCGACGAACGCGCAAAGTTCCGTGCAACCTCCGCAAAACTGACGGACGCTAGGCAGATCATCGCTTGGCAAGGCGAGTCCGTGCGACTGCTTCGAGAGTCGCTCAACCACTTGGAAAATCACAGCGTGCTTGCTCGTATCTGGGCAAGACTGACCAAATGAGCACTCAAAACTACATCACCATGGAACAAAGCACACTCAGAATCATTGACAACATCCGCAAAGTGGCAACTCAAATGGACGCGATTTTGCAACGTGACCTTTTGGATGCAGCATCACGGTTGCAGGAACAGGCGGAATTGATCGAAAAAATGAGGGCAGAGATGGTAAATCCAGACGACCTTAGCGGGCAGATGCTTAAACTTGTGGCTGGCATGAACGAAGCCAAGGCTGCACAGGTTCGTCCAGAACCCTCCCGCCTTGAGATTGCGGCAATGATCCTAGCATCAAGTTGTTCTCATCCTGATAGAGATTGTGGCGGGGGGACTATTTGGGCTCTTGAATACGCAGACGCACTTATAGAAGCGGCCAAATAATCACACAGGGGGCTGCGCATCCTCAACACGCAGACAACCAAATAACTAATATGTCTGACATGCAACTTATCCCTTTTGGGGATCTCCAACAGATGGCAAATGTCGTCGCTAAAGCTGGGTGCTTTGGTTTCAAGACGATGGAACAGGCCGCAGCGCTGATGCTCGTGGCTCAAGCGGACGGACTGCATCCGGCTAAGGCTGCGACCCATTATCACATCATCAACGGCAAGCCGTCGCTCACGGCTGACGCTATGCTGGCGCGGTTTCAGGGCGCTGGAGGGCGCGTTAACTGGGATGCCTACTCCGACGAGGGCGTCACCGGCACGTTCTCGCATCCGCAGGGCGGGAGCGTTGCAATTACCTGGACGATTGCCCGCGCTAAAAAAGCAGGCGTCGGCAACCTCGACAAGTTCCCTGCTGCCATGCTGCGGGCACGGTGCATCTCCGAAGGGGTGCGCACCGTTTACCCTGGCGTCATTGTCGGCATGTACACACCAGAGGAGGTGAGCACATTTGAGCAACCGATCCGCACATTTGAGCAGCCGATCCGGACGTTGGAAATTGAGACCGTACAGGAGACAGCTCCCGACAGCATCACACTGGCGCCAACCATGGAGTCCTTGGTGCTGGCTTTCCAAGACGCGGTGCAAGGGCACGCACCGACCAGCGCATTCTATCAACTCTGCAAAACCGCAGCAACCAACCGTAAAGCAGCACTATGAGCATTAAGTACATCGCAAGAGAGAGCCGGGGGATCTTGTCCCCTGGAGTATACGTCGCCAGAGTCAAATCGGCGCAAGAAGCTTACAGCATGAAAGGCGACCAGATGGTGGAAATGGAAGTTGCCGTCGGTCCAAACGCTGAAATGAAGTTTGTTGAGAAGCTCTACAACACCGAGGCCGCAGGCTGGAAGATTACTCAGGTGCGGCACGCGCTTGGATTTGAGGACGAGGTGGGAGCAGAGAACACGTTTGAGGCTGCCGATCTTCTGGACTGCTCTGGCGTTGTGCAGGTCGGCTACGGCAAAGAGAAAACCGAAGGTAAACACACAGGAAAAAAGTTCCTTGAAATCCTGCGCTGGCTTCCGCGCGGTAGCATTGCAACTGGACCGGACTCCGCGCAAGTGAAGGACGAAATCCCGATGGATTACCCTGCGGCCAACGTCCCGTTTTAGTCCGCAACACGGGGGCCGCGCATCCGACCACGCGGGACTAAATGGAACTAAGAGACTACCAACAACAGTGCATTGACGACCTGCGAGCGGCGTTTGCGAAAAAGCATCGGCGCGTGCTTTTGGTGGCGCCAACTGGCGCAGGCAAGACGGTGATGTTTTCCTACCTCACCCAAAAATTGACTCAGCGAGGAAACCGCGTGCTGCTCCTGGCTCACCGAGATTTCCTGCTCGATCAGATCGGGGGCACGCTGGCCCGCTTTGAAATTCCACACGGGTTTATCGCTGCCAAGCGGAAGCGGGAACTCTGCCACCTGACGCAGGTTGCCGGGGTGCACACTCTAAAAAACCGAATCCAGAAAATTGCCTGGCAACCGGACTGGATTATCTGCGACGAGGCGCATCACGCCACCGCAGGCAGTTGGAACACGATCATGGGCGCTTATCCTGCCGCGCGCGTTGTGGGCGTCACGGCGACACCGCAGAGGCTTGATGGCAGGGGACTGGGCGACGTGTTTGACGCCATGGTGCTCGGGCCGCGCGTGCAGGACCTGATGGACAAAGGGTTCCTTTCTAAGGTCCGGTATTACTCGCCAAAAACCGTTAGCACCGAAGGAATGCGCACTCGAATGGGTGAGTATGATAAAACCGAAACCGAGCGCGCAGTGAACACGCGCGGAGTCACTGGACACGCGGTTGAATGGTATCGCAAGGTGTGTAACGACGCGCCTGCAATTGCATTTTGCGCGAGCATTGCACATTCTGAAAACGTGGCTGAAGGTTTCCGCGCTGCGGGTTACCGCTGGCAGGCGCTCCACTCCCGAATGAGCTACGCCGACAACCAAGCTGCCATCCAAAAGCTCGGCAACGGCGAACTGCACGGGGTATCCTCCTGTGACATTATCAGCGAGGGTTTTGACGTGCCGGTTGTCACTGCTGCGATCCTGTTGCGTCCAACCCAATCATTAGGGCTGCATCTGCAACAAATCGGGCGGGTGCTCAGGCCAGCACCAGGCAAGGAGCGCGCTATCGTGATCGACCACGTCGGCAACGTGGCACACTTGAGGAAAGAAGATTGGCAAATCAACCACGGACGAGCAGAAGACCACCGCGTGTGGAGCCTTGACGGCAGAGAAAAAGAAAAAGGCGAATCACCAGTGCGACGTTGCGAGGCGTGCTTTGCAATCATTCCAGCAGCGGCAGAAGTTTGCCCGGAATGTGGGCATGAACGGGAACAAGGCGTGCGTGGAGAACTTGAGCAACTTAGTGGTGATCTTGAGGAACTGCCGCAGTGGCTTCCGCCGCCACAGACTGGGATTCGACGCCATATTCTTGAGGTGATTTCCCGCAAACTTGATATTCGCGAAGATGAACTTGCGGATGACCTCATGCCGCAAGTGCCACGAAACTCCATTGCATGGAAATGGGGAACAGAACTTCGTGAACAGTGCGTTGGCAAACTTGCAGTTTTCATTCACGAACAGCAAACCAAAGAAACGTGGGAGGCTTTTGACGAGCGATTCACTCCTTTTCTTAAACTTATCACCGGCGCGCTTTGCGCTGCGGCTGAGTCCCTCTCCGATTTCCAAGCCATTGCCGAACTCAACGGCTACAAGCCCGGCTGGGCTTACCATCGCCACCAACAAAAACTTTCCCATGTCCGAAGCTAAAATCCAAAACCAAATCCTCTCCGCCATTGGCTCACGTCCTGACTGCCGCCTATTTCGCAACCACGTTGGCCGAGTGCAGGATCAGCACGCACGGTGGCACACGTTTGGGCTGTGTCCTGGATCCGCTGACCTTATCGGCTGGCGCGCGCTGACCATCACACAAGACCACGTTGGAAAGACTGTGGCGGTGTTCCTGTCTATCGAGGTGAAAACAAACAAAGGCAAACCAAGCGCTGAACAGCTCCGGTGGCAGAAGGTCGTGAAACAACACGGCGGGATCGCGATGATTGCGCGTTCGGCCGAGGAAGCGGAGGCAGGACTATGAGCATCGACTTCGACTCTATCAACGCGCGGTTGCTTGCTGACTACCTCGGCACGCTTAAGCAGTGGCTCCCAAATGGAAAGAAAATCGGGCCGAACTGGTGCGTTGGATCGCTGGCGGGTGAGCCGGGCGAATCTCTAAAAATCCATGCTCGCAAAGGCGCGTGGTCTGATTTTGCCACCGGCGAGAAGGGAGGCGATCCGGTGAGCCTATACGCTGCCATTCACGGCATCGGCCAAGGCGAGGCGGCCAAGCGACTGGGCGGGGACACGCAACCGCAACCGCGGGCGGCGCAGCGGGTGCAGGAACCAGACCCCGACGAACTGGACCCAGTGCTGGATCCGCCCGAGGACATGCCAAACCCGAAGCTACCGGCGTCCTCGGCACGGTACACATACCGGAACGCGGAAGGAAACGTGCTTGGGTTCATCTGCCGCATCGACACCGAAAGCGGTAAAAAGCTGATCCCGCGAACGCCCTGGTACGACGAGCGCGGCGACATCGTGTGGCAGACCAAGGCGTTTGCCTGCCCCCGTCCGTTGTACGGGCTGGACCAGCTTGCCAGCCTACCTAACGCCGTGGTGGTGCTGGTGGAGGGGGAGAAATGCGCAGACGCCTACAGAGCACTGGACCCTGCGACGCCTACGGTGACGTGGCCCGGTGGTTCTGGTGCGGTGGAGCATGTGGACTGGAGCCCGCTCGAAGGGCGTCGAGTGGTGCTCTGGCCCGATGCAGACGAACCAGGGCGCAAGTGCATGGCTCGAATTGCCGAGTTGCTCATCGTCCGCGGCTGCGAGGTAAAAATCGCCCATCCCAAATCCTACGATCAAAAGGGCTGGGACGTGGCCGACGCCATTTCCGAGGGTTGGACGCGGGAGGAGTGCCTTGCGTTCTTAGCGCGGGCCGAACGCGTCGGGGTGCAGGAACTGATTGTGGCACGCACGACAACTACGACCCAAGCCATTCGAACGGGAGAAACGGAACTTATCCAGCGGGTGGAGGTGCGCGAGGAGATTGCTGAAAGCAAGCCGGAACTGGTGGACTTTGGGTTTCAGCGTGGCGCGCAGGGACGTTATGTGCCATGTTTGAACGGCGTGTGCCAAGTGCTCGAAAAGCACTCACGATGGAAAGGGCGGATCTGGTACGACACGTTTTTGGAGAAAATCCAGACCGATGCGTTTGGACCAACCGAAAACTGGACTGACTACCTCGCCGTCCGAGTAACCCGGTGGATTCAATCTGTCTTTGAGTTTCCGACCCTTGGAACCGAGCGCGTCCATGAGGCCGCCGACGCCGTGGCCCGAGGCAACCCCAAAAACAGCCTGAAGGAGTGGCTGGAATCGCTGACATGGGACGGCACGCACCGACTGCACGACGTGCTCCCGCGCGGCTTTGGCACGCCGCTGACCCCGTACCACGTCCGAGTTGGCGAGTGTTGGCTGATCTCAATGGTGGCTCGTGCGCTCCGTCCAGGCTGTAAGGTGGACACCATGCCGGTGTTCGAGGGTTCGCAAGGCGCTGGGAAATCGTCCGCGCTGGCGATCCTCGGGGGCGACTGGTTTGGCGAGTGTCACGAGGACTTTGGCAGCAAAGATTTTGTGCTCTCATTGAAGGGCCGCTGGCTAATCGAGGTGGCGGAAATGCACGCGTTTCGCCGGGCTGACGTGGACCGGCTGAAGGGCATCATGTCCACGCGCATTGACCGGGTGCGCCTACCCTACGGGCGGGTGACCGAGGAGCACCCACGGCAGAGCGTGTTTGCTGGCACGACAAACCGAGACGACTGGCAGGCCGACGACACAGGAGCGCGTAGGTTTTGGCCGGTTCGGTGCGGGTTTCTTAACCCGGACTGGTTGAGGGAAAACCGAGAGCAGTTATTCGCCGAGGCAGTGGCACGGTTTCGGGCGGGCGAGGACTGGTGGGGCGTGCCAGTGCTCCAAGCCTCGACCGAGGCCGACGAACGCCGCCCAGAGGATCCGTGGGAGGAGATCATTGGCAGCTTTATGGAGTCGCACCGCACCTACAGCGCGCGGGAGATCTTGGGGGGACCGCTTCAAATCGACATCAAGGACCAGAGTAACGCGGCCGCAAAACGCGTTGGGGTGATACTGCGCAGGCTTGGGTGGACCAGCTACGTTGCCCGCGCTGGAGGCTCAACCGTGAAGCGCTGGCGAATGTTACCGGTGTTACCGAGTGTTACCGTCGATGTTACCGGTGTAAGTGCCTAAACCACAAGGATGTTACCGGTGTTACCGATAGAATCCTATAAATAGAGTATAAAATAGGATAAGGGCGTGATGCGCGAGGGTGAGTGCGCGGGCGCCTAAAGAAGTTTGCGTTTGTTACCGGTAACATCGGTAACATTTCAGCTACCCAAGCGGATTTTCCTAAATTTCAGACCAAAACCAACCGACTACAAACTCATGACCCTTGACCCACCAAATGTAACCAAGGCCGACGTGTTCGCAAATTACGTTGCAGCCCAAGACTTGGGCGACCGGCTGGCGCGCCAGATCGAACTCAACCAGGCACTCCGCGCCGAGAACGCAGCACTCGCAAGCCGACCCTGCCTAGCTTGCGAGGTGGTGCACCCGGCGCAGGTCGAAGCGCTGACCGAGCGCGCTGACATGCTTGAGGCCGAACTCCGAGGGGCCTTGTGCATGCTCGACCTAGTGGACCCGGAGACGGTGCATCTGTACGTTGGCACTACTGCTGACTGGGTCCGCGACAGGACCGAGCTAAACAACACGTTTCAAAAGCTGACAAACCGACAGAATGCCTGATTCTACCCCCCTAACCATTCAAACCAATATGACCACAGCGGACACAATAAGAAAACTGCACTACATCGTCTCATGCGATTTCCGGCCATTTCGCTGGTGGAGCGTCACCGCGGAAGGCGAATACGAGGCCCGGAGGATCATTGCCGACCAGCTCGGGGTAGATCCGGTGATGATGGAGGCAACGCTGGCGCCGTTGAAGGGGGAGTAGCACTATGACTGACAAACAAATCAACGCGGCGATTGCGCGAGAGTGCGGGTGGACGGAGATTAGAAACAATGTTGTTGGCAAGGCGCCTGGCGAAACAGCCAACAGGGTAATGTTTTTGCCAAACTACTGCGGATGCCTAAACGCCATGCATGAAGCCGAGAAAGTGCTGGATTCTGACGAGCTCTTTAAGGGGTACTACTTGGCACTTTATGACATCACCCAATCAACGCGCTGGCCGATATGCGCAACAGCCCGCCAACGCGCAGAAGCTTTTTTGAGGACGATAGGCAAATGGGAGGAGGCTGCAAAATGACTGACAAGCAAATAAATGCTGCGATTGCGCAAGAGTGCGGTGACTATATTTGTGAATGTTGCAAAGATATTTGCAAAGATTGCTACAAAAACTACTGCACTGACCTCAACGCGATGCACGAGGCGGAGAACCATTTGGGTCAAAGCACCAACATGGTCGAATACACAAACGCGCTTTACGACATGGCGTGTTTGGTTCAAAGCCTAACATACAGGTGGAACCCTTACGGGTTGCCAGCTAGATACCGTGCAGAGGCTTTTCTGAGGACGCTGGGTAAGTGGGAGGAGGGGGAATGAAATTAATCCGTTGGGACGAAAACACCATTATCACGGTTTGCGACCTTGCCGACCAGCAAGTAACTGTGAACGGCAAGGTGTGGCGGTTTGATTATGACAGGCACTTTGGCCCGTTATGGCTCAGAAAGGATGGGAGTGAGCGAAGCTGCCAGAATCCAAATAAAGCCGTTTGGGCAGCATTTGAAGAATGGCAGAAAACGCGGAATGAATAATAAAGTGCCAATGATAAACACTCAGGAATGTCCATGTGAATGCGGTGGAATGTGCCTGCTGAATGCTGATTTAGATGCCGCTGAAGCGCGGATTGAAAAATTAGAAGCAGTACTGAAACAAATACGCGACTGCGATTTCGTTATTACACTACCTGACCGCATGGACGCGGTGCGGGCAATAGCAAGGGAGGCACTGAAATGACACCTATCGAACGCTTAGAAAATCAATTCTTGATTGAGTCACTCAAGATGCAGTTGCAGGAGTCAAAAAATCGACTGCTGCGGGCACAAGCCAAGGCGGCAGCACTGGAGGAACAGATGCGTAGGGAGGGGTGGACACAGGAGGACCTTGACGAAGTGCAGCCAAGTGTGCATCACTGAGTGCACTTCCGCGACACCTGCGTGGCTTCGACCTCCTCGGGGCCAAAAGTGGTGCGACAGCAGGAGAGACTGCACGACTTTCGGGCTCGCAGTGCGACCTAAACAGAATTGAGTGCAACTCAATCAATAAAGGCCGTGGGCGTCGTAAGCCTAGCAACGTCAGCTTGAATGGGCGTGACAGCCGGAGAGACGGCACACTTTCGGGACGCCGAGACAGGAACGCCGCTGAGTCAAAAGGCGTGACAGCAGGAGAGACTGCACACAATCCCAGTAGCTCAGTTGGTAGAGCAGCGCTCCCTCAAGGCTAAGGGCCAAAATGCTGGGACAAAGCGCAGGCCGTACAGTTCGAGTCTGTACCTGGGAGCCTTTTCCAAATGATTGACGACGCCGACTACTCAGCCGCCTGTGACGACCTAGCCGACCTCGGACTAACCGAGGACCAGATAGACGACGTGTGGAGGTGGCACAGGATCACTGCCAGACGGCAAGCACAGACAGCAGGGGGTGTGGCTATAGTGCGCCTCCTGACCTACATGCTCACGGGACACAAGGATAGCAATCTGCACCTTAGGCTGGTGGGCCTAGCATTTGGCGTTGGCATGGGACACATCACTGGGCACGAGCACCAGGCAGCCGCGGCGCACGCGCTGGGGGTGAGTCGACAGGCTGTGGCAGACGCTGGGGAAAGGGCTAAGAAGGCGATCCTAGGGTAGGGTGGCCCCCCGGGGGGAGGAAGTCTCCTACAGGGGGTTTTCGTCGGGGTGAGGTCAAGGACG